CTTTTTTGCCATATTCTTCAGGTTATTTAAAAAGACTGCAAAAAGAAGGTAGATCAACAAAAATTGATTTGTTTTATTCTGGTAGAATGATGGGTGCTTTAACACCTGGTCCAAAAACAGTAAAAAAAACAGGAACAAATAAAATTTCATTAGGATTTAGTAATTCTCAAATGACACAAAGAGCATTATTTAATCAAGTATTAGGTAAAAATAAAAGAGAATTTTTTGGTTTTAATGATAGAACAGCAGATATAATAAGAAAACAATTTAATAGATTTGTTGCGAAAGAGTTTAGGAAAGCAAGAATATGAGTGTTAGAGAAAACATAGCAAGTAATTTATTGTCAGTTATATCTGCTATATCTAGTCCAGATATTAAAAAAGCAACTAGGCAACCTTTCCAATTAGATGAATTATCAGAACAACAATATCCAGCAGTAATAGTTCAAACATCAGAAGAAAATAGAGATGATTCTGAATTAGGTAGTGGTGCTAAAACTAGACATGGTACGATAGACTTTGTAATACTAGGATTTGTTAAAGGTGCAGAAGCTAATATTGATACTAAAAGGAATCAATTAATTACAGCTATTGAAACTGCATTAGAAACTGATATTACTAGAAATGGTAATGCGCTTGATACAGAAGTTGTTCAAGTAGAAACTGACGAGGGAAGTTTATTTCCTGTTGGTGGCATTAGAATGACAATAAGATGTATGTATGAATATCAATCAGGAACACCATAATGGCTAAAGCAGATCAATTAATAGACAAAGTAGAAAGTAAGCTAGATGATGTTGAAAAGCTAGTAGATGAAATTTCTTTAATGATTATGGATTGTAGAAAAAAAATAGATAATTACAAAGAGGGAGAAAGTATAGAAGATTTTCCTGAGTTAGATGAGTTCAATGAACTTGACGAAGAAGAAGAAAACTAATAAAAGAGCATTATGGCTAAAGATATTAAATTATATAAAGGTAATTCAGAGATCATTATAAATGAATCTAACCTTGAACATTTTTTAAGTTTAGGCTATAAGCAAGAAAAAGAACAACAACAATCTAAAAGTAAAAAGGATAAGAAATGGCAACACATCACGGAAAAGAAGGAGTTGTAACAGCTGGTGGAACAGCAGTAGGGGAACTTACTAGCTTCACACTTGAAACAACAGGAGATGTAGTAGAGGATACAGCTTTAACAGATGCAACTAAATCATTTGTTGCTGGAAGAACATCATTCTCTGGTACTTTAGAAATGCACTTTGACGAAACAGATACACCTCAAACAAGCTTAGTTGCTGGTGCTTCAATCTCATTTATATTACTCCCAGAGGGTAATGCAAGTGGCGACAGAAGTTTCTCAGGAACAGGAATTGTTACAGGAATGTCAGTTAATAACTCAATGGACGCAATCGTTTCAAGAACTGTTACTTTTCAAGGAACTGGCGACTTAACTATAGGAACTGTATAATCCTAATTTATGTCAGTTATTGATAGAGTTAAATCTCATTTTGAAACTCTTAAAACTATCACTATTGAAGTTAATGAGTGGAAAGACGAGCATGGTAATCCGAGTGTATTTTATTCAGAGCCATTAACCCTTGAAGAAAAAAACATAATCTTTAAGAAGTCTAACAACTTTCAAGATTTAACTATTCTTGTAGATTTGCTTATAATGAAGTTGCAAGTCAAAAATGATAAAGGCGAAATGATAAAAGCCTTTAGCCCAGAAGATAAATTTGCACTTAGAAAAAAAGCGGATTCAAATGTTATATCTATTATTGCCAATCAAATACTTTTAGACACTAATTACGCAGACGCAGAAAAAAAGTAGATAGCGACCCAGATGTTAGGTCGCTGTTAGTTATTGCAGAACGATTACATCTTACAATTCAACAAGTTCTTGATATGCCTGTTAGCCATTATAATCTTTGGTTAGCTTACTTGAAAAAAGAGCAAGAACAGTATAAAACAAGTCAATCACTAGCAGAAGCAAAGAAGTTTAAATAATGACACAAAAACTAAATATAGACATAGTAGCACGAGATAAATCCAAACAGGCTTTAAATGGTGTTCAAAAATCTTTAGGAAGATTAAAAGATTCTGTATTCAATCTTAAAAATGCTTTTTTAGGCTTAGGTGCTGGGCTTGTTGTTAGAAATTTAGTTAATACAGGAAAACAATTAGAGAATTTAAGAACTAGATTAAAGTTCTTACTTAAAGATACAAACGAGGGTGCAAAGGCATTTGAGAACATGACTAAGTTTGCATCTAAAGTGCCTTTCTCACTTGAGGAAATACAAGCTGGTGCTGGTATTCTTGCAACAGTAACAGATAATGCAGATGACTTACAACAAATGTTAGAGATAACAGGTAATGTTGCGGCTGTAACAGGATTAGATTTTAGAACTGCTGGAGAACAAATACAAAGATCATTTAGTGCTGGTATAGGTGCGGCAGACTTATTTAGAGAAAAAGGTGTTAGAAATATGCTTGGCTTTAAAGCTGGTGCAACTGTATCTATTGAAGAAACAGTGGAAGCGTTTGAAAGAGTGTTTGGTAAAGAGGGTAGGTTTGGAAAAGCTACAGATGAATTAGCAAATACTTTTGAGGGAACTCTATCAATGATTGGAGATAAAGTTTTTAATTTTAAGAAAGTATTATTAGAAGCTGGATTTTTTGAAGAACTTAAAAATCAATTTGGAGATTTAGATACATTTTTACAAAATAATGCAAAACAATTAGACCAAATAGCAACAGCTATAGGAAAGAATTTAGCAAATGCAATAATTGGTGCTGTTAAATTAGGAAAAGATTTAGTTCCATTTTTAACAAAAGTTAAAGATCAATTAGTAGGATTAAAAGAAACATTTGATACTTTACCAGCAGTAATGAAACAGGCTGGTATTATTGGTGCTTTAATGCTTGGTAAAAAAGGATTTTTAGGTTTAGCTTTAATTTTAAAAGCAATAGAAAAAGCAGATGAGTTTGGAGAAAAATTTGGCGATAAAGGAATAAAAGTAAAAATTGAACCATTTGAACATGAGTTATCAGGAAATAGTCAAATAGCTGAAAGAAATAAATTAATTAATGAAACTGCTACAGCCATAAAAAAAGCAACAGCAGAAGAAAAAAGATTAACAGAAGAATTTTTAAAAACTCAACAACCGATACATGATATTATTCACGATATGTCTATCGAGTTGCCATCAGCTTTTGAAAAAGCAAAAGGAGAAGCGTTTGATGGATTTAAAGAGGGCTTAACATCAGCACTTGATGTTTCAACATTTGATAGATTTAAAAAGGTAGGGGAAGATTCTTTAAAAGCGTTAAAAGATTCATTAACTGATTTTATAATGACAGGTAAAATTAGTTTCCAATCTTTAAAAGAAGTTATTATAAGATCATTAGTTGAAGCGTTAGTAGGTTCGGCAGTTCAATCAGCTATTAAAAAGGCTTCTGCATTATTTAAAATGGAAGCTATTAAAAAAGCTATGATTTCAGTTTATGAGGGTGCATTAAAAACTTTTGCTTCTATACCTTTTCCATTTAATATAGCGGCGACAGGGTTAGCCATTGGTGCTGGAATGAAACTTGTAGATAAAATTAAAGGATTTCAAAAAGGTGGTGCAGTATCAAAAGGTCAACCAATTTTAGTTGGAGAAGGTGGTCCAGAATTATTTGTACCTAACCAAACAGGACAAATTACACAAAATGCTAGAGGAACAAATGGTGGTGCTACAACAGTTAATTTTAATATTAACACAGTAGATGCTTCTGGTTTTGAAGATTTACTATTTAGATCAAGAGGAACTATATCAGCATTAATTAATCAAGCTGTTAATGAACAAGGTAGAGAGGCAGTAGTATAATGTCAGGTGCTTTTCCAATATCAACTTCTGCGTTCTCAACAATGGGAATTAGATCATCTCAAAATACAATTATCTCATTAACAGATAGTGGTAAAAAATTATCAAGACAAATAGATGGTCAAAGATTTGGATTTACTGCAAAAATTATAACTGCAAAAAGAGATGAAGTTTATGGATTGCTAATGGCTTTTATAATGAAACAAAGATCAGGCAAAGAAAATTTTACAATAGTTCCACCAGAATTAAAAAATGCCAAAGGACATGAGAATGGAACAGTACAAGTTGATGGCGTACACTCTGCTGGAGATACTACTATTGATATGGACGGATTTGCTCATGATGGCACAAAAAGATTTAAAGCTGGAGATTTTATAAAATTTGCTAACCATTCAAAAGTTTATATGGTAATTGAAGATGTTACAGCTTCAAGTAATTCAGCAACAGTTACAATAGAACCACCATTAGTATCTAGTCTAGCAGATGATGAGGTAGTAACTTATGATAATGTACCATTTACAGTATATTTAACAAATGATATTCAAGAATTTGGAACAGTAGGTGCTAACGCATCTGGAGATTTATTATATCAGTTTGAATTAGATGTTGAAGAAGCACTATAAATGACAAAATATTTAGTAAGGCATTATGTTACTGCTGACTTTCTCGCAGAAAAAGTAGTAGATGAATCTGAAATTGATTTAGAAAAAAACAATTTAAAACAAAATACTATTCCAGATGGAAGTTTTAGCTTTATTATGGTAGAACAAAGCGAAAAGTTAATAAGAACAACATACGAGAAATATGACGAGAGCCTTAACAACAGCGACAAAGAACGAACTAGCAACAAATGATATTAGGCCTGTTCATCTTATTACTATTGGGTTTAGTACTCCTGTTAATATAACAGATTGCTCTTTTCCTTTAACTTCATCAATATCAGGTTCATCAGTTACTTATCTAGCTTCAGATCATTTAATTGGTATATCAGATTTTTCAGAACAAACAGACGTTAGTAAATCTACTATTACCCTAACTTTATCAGGTGCAGAACAAACGTATATATCAGTAGTCTTAAATGAAAATGTAATCAATGATA